CATGGTCAAACTCCCCTTTCGTTTTCAATTTACCAAATCCACTTAAACCGAAAGCCATATTATTGGCCTCCCGCCGGTGTCACGACTTCATCGTCTTTACCTTGGTTTTCAAATATTACGTTTCCGAGTCTATCCCATCCAATGATACGGCCACCTAATAATGAAGCAGATAATCCAGTCAATGTATTAGAACGCGCGTTATTCGCATTCGCTTTCGTGCTGCCGTATGTAGTGGCCATATCACCTAACGCACCAGCAGAGCTATAACCAGTTCCGGCCATATTTGCCAGCTCTTGGTTTTGCTGTAACCAGCGATTATAAGCTTGTTGATATGTTTGTTCAGCAAGCCCTTGGCCATAGTCTTGTGCTGCGCTCAGGGCGCGCCCAGAGAATAGATTACCTTGTGCCCCTAACGAGCGATTCAAGTTTTTATTACCCTGTTCTAGCTGGAATTGATAACCCGGGTCTTGCGTCAAATCGCCGGGGTTAAACCCGTTATTTAAACGACCCTGTAAGTTCATTAAAGCCTCTGTCCCCGCTGTATAGTACGGGTTCATGTACCCCTGCGCTTGGCGTTGTGCTTTCAACAGCTCTTCTTCATTCTTATTTGTGGTATTGACGTTTGATAAACCACTCAAAACGTCGCTTAATTTGGATGATGTAAACATGGAAGAGCCGCCTCCTGCGTTATTTGCTGTTAATGCCGCGTTGCTGACCGTTGGCGCGTTTAATGCCGCGCTGTATTCCCCGCCAGTTTTCATCGCTTGAATTCTTTGTGGGGACATACCCGCATTTAAAAATTGTTTTTCAGTTTCCGGTGATATGCGGGAGGGGGCGTCTAATAAATCTTGAGGTGTTACGCCGTTAAATTGGCGGTCCGTCCAATTTTTAGCACCGTTTAATTGTTTGTTCCCCCAGCTTGCGATATCATCAGCGTTTGCCATGATACCGCCTGTTAATCCACCAAGTAATGCCCCTTCTTTTCCGCCGTTCGCCGCTCCAGATAAGGCTCCACCAAGCCCTTTTGTAAGTGATAATGACCCTTTTGCGCCTTCTCCAAGCAACTGCGAACCAACACTACCTGTGCCGCCGAACGCACCACCCGCCCCTACATATCCACCAGCTCCACTTAATAGTGCCCCCTTAAGCCCGCTTCCTTGGGAAGCGGCGAGCCCAGCGCCTAATGCTGCGGCAGCTAATGGTCCAACCCCAGGGATTGCCCCAATTACAAAAGGAGCCGCAACTTTTGCGACCTTTCTTACTGTTTTAAAAACTTTACTAAAAAGACCCATTTTCTTATCTCCTATTGAATTTCGCACATACCTACAATCCAAAGCGTGAGGCCGGTGGCCGCCCAAGCTGGTGTATAAATACGACTAGATGAATTTTCAACCATTCCCGAAATGGTCCCAGTATTCCCGCCAAGGGCAAAACAAGGGCCTGGCGTCTTCACACTTACTGGGAAGTTATTACAATAGGTTGACGCGGCGGTTGATGCGGTTGTTGTCGCAGGAATAATCTTAATCGAAAAATATGCAAGGGATTGACCAATGCGATAAAGAGTTCCTGTTATTGTTGGGGTTCCCACAACAGTTAAGTTTGTAAAGGTTGGTGTCCAAGCTGTCCCCGTGTCACCGTTGTATAATTGATTAAAGAACGTTACCCATGTAAACGAGATATCCCCGTCTTCTGTGGTTAAACTGTCTTTAATGGGGGCGGGCTGAATACGGCTCATGTCAAGTACGCCCCAGTAAGAGCAACCTTGATCGGGTCAGATATCTTAATTCTGAAAGTCATCATGTCGGCGATTCCCAAACGTCTAAAACGAACCGTTGTCGTGTACTTACCCAATGCCCCGATAGGTGCCGTATAAGTATCAGACCAAGTTCTTGCGCCGTCTTTGGATAGCTGCAACATGAGAAGGGCGTTAGAGCCCTGACCACTGGACAATGATACACCAGTTTCCATACCAATTTCAAGTGAATTATATCTAGTCGGCTTATTCTCGTCTGAAATATGGGTGAAAATACGTTCGCGTAAAACCTCTTCACCGTTATCATCATAAGCGGTCATCAAGAGCTTATAAATGTTCCCGTTTCGACGGTCTCCGACAAGTGTGTACCCGAACCCGTATGTGCAACAGTTCCCAATATCGAGGCCATAGGACCCATCGGACTCCAAGAAGGCGCGCTCATGCCAAAGTTGTGTAGTTAGGTCATAAACCAAGGATGTGGGGAGCCCACCACCTGTTAAAACGTAAAATACGTGGCCGTCTTGTTGGTATGTGTACGCACGAATATTTGTGCTATCCGTTGCTTGAGAAATTAAAAGCTCAATCGGTTCTGTCGAGATACGTTTAGGAGTGTACCCAACGGCCCTATAGACGATCCCAGAGCCGATGTCATCCTTGCCTAACCAAAGTATTGAGTTGTCAACCGTAAGGGCTGTGTGAGCTGCCAGAATTCCTGTATCGACTTTTGCTCCTGCAATACGTTGGAATGGGAATACACTATCCCCTGTATTTGTCCAAATCTCGCTAGTTTTTTCTCCAAATAGCCATAATTGCCCGAAAGCGTTCTGGACACGCAACAGGCTGTCAGGACTTGATTCAGCTGTTGCAAAATCAAGCGCGCCCCATGTAAACCCGTCATAAAGCGCGGAGATATTGAATTGTCCTGTACTAACTTTATTAACAATAAAATACCCATCAATAAACGAGATAGTGCCAGAGGTAGGTAAATCCACATCAGTAACTTGCAAGAATATGTTTGTGGCATAAGTGAATATCCAAACAGTTGAACCGTTACAAATAGCCATTTGCAAGCCGTTTTCAGCGATTGAGCAGATAGATGTTGCGCTACCCGTCATTGTGCCGACAAGAGTTGACACACCAGCAGAAGATAGTTCATAAACGCCTAGGGCTGAAACGTAAAAACAACGTCCGTTTGACGCTGTAAACATAGCCCGAACAGGCCCAGAGCCCCCAGACGAAAACAACACCTTCCCAGGCGTTCCGTATAGTGCAGCACCCTCTTTCCCTTGTGCATCGAGTACAACATACATATTAACAAGGCGTTCGGAATTGAACGGTAAGCTTCTTTGTTGTGCTGTTGGTCCAAATAGGTTGAGTTTCAAGATTTTACCTATAACCGGCTAGAATGTTTCCTGCGTTCGTCAATGGTATCGTGGCATCCAGCGTTCGGTTACGCATCACGGCAGCGTTAATCATGCGTTTTGATTCAACGGCGATATTGTAGACCAATTGGTCAGGTTGTTGCCCATATTCCGGGGCGAGTTCAACGGCCAAGTTATAAATCAAGGCGCGCTCCCAGCCTGGCGGCAAATCAACCGTTGTAGACAGCGTTAATTGCCCAAGCTCTTTTTCACTTACAAGGAAAAGCGTGTAAGCTTGGTCCGGGTTATTCCAAAGCTTAATCGTCCCGCTAGGGTGACCGGCTGTGTAGTTCAAAATAGTCGGGCGACCGCGTGCCGTTTTATCGGCAATCAGCCCATACGTTTCATCCGTTACAATCTCAACTGGATAATCCAGCGTAGAAAAACGAATATAAGCGTCAGCAATGTATATGGGACGGGCTGTGTTGAAAGTTTGGCCAGCCCCAATCGTATAAGAAGACGTACCCGCGACAAGTGAAAAACTTTCTGTAGTGCGTGCGTAAACCGAAATAGATTCGTTAGACCACGATGACAACAGGTTATTTAAACTTACCAACGCGTCTGCGGCCTCATCAGAATCGGCAACCTCACTTTTGGTGAGGACGCCAGATTTCTTCATAGCTCTTTCAATGATGTCAAGAGCTGTGGTCATTATTCACCTGAACCGAACATAAGATACAGATTAGCAGTCCCTGAAGAACGAATGGCCGCGAAATAACGGTCAGTCGGTTTAATCATATATGTTTGAACGGTTCCAGCTCCAACAACGCTTCCCATAGATCCTACAGTTGCGGAGGTTGGGAATACAGCTGTCGTGCTTGATGCGCTTGCTGTGACATAAGCGGGTGTCGACCCTTCAGTGTTATCAACGACGATGCGCGTTAAGTTACCAAGGTTTTCTTGTAAAATAACTTGTTGCGACGAATTTGTTAAACTTGACAGAACATATTGCGGGCTATTTAAAGCAATAGGACAATCCATTTTTATTCTCCTTAAAAGATTAAAACGGCCCCCCAAAAGCGGGGGACCATTATAAATTAATCTGCGACAACAGACTTTGCGACCCCGCCTTCAGGGCGGAACACAACGAAAGTCAATGTCTGCGAAGCTTGATCGAGGGCACC